ACCATCCGCAAGATGGTGCAGAAGTATTTCAAGCAGCAGAACCAAGCGAAGGTGAATGCGGAACATAGCAAGCCGCTGGATGGCGTGTATATGTTTGAAAGCTACCTGATTGACCGCGAGCGCGGGGTGAATCCACCGAAGGGATTTGAAGATGCACCTGACGGCAGTTGGTTCGGTTCGTTCAAAGTTGAGAATGACAAGGTGTGGGCAGAACGCGACCAGTTCACAGGTTTCAGCATTGAAGGCTATTTCGGGATGCAACCAACAGAGGCGAGCGTGGAAGCGGCGATGGCGAACCTTGAAGAGGCGTTCAATCTTTTTTTGCATACTATCAAACAGCGTGGTATTTAACTACAAAAGCGACAAATGAGCATAGCAAATCGTTTGACTGAATTGGCTGACGCATTGCGGAAGTTTACCGCAACGCCAACGCCGCAGAATTTTGCAGATTACAAACTGGAAGACGGCACGATGGTGCGCGTTGATGGTGACTTGGTTGCAGGTACGCCTGTGTTCGTTGTAACGGAAGAAGGGATGTTGCCCGCACCTGATGGACAGCACACTGTACCCGAAGTTGGCGTGATTACCACCGAAGGCGGCAAGATTGTAGAAGTGGGTGACCTGCCAGCAGGTGAGCCAGTCGTTGAGGAGGAAGTAGCGGCACAGGAAGTGGAGATTGAAGTCGCACCCGAAGGCGAGGCCGCCGAAGCCGAAATAGACGCGAGAATTAGCGCACTTGAAGCCAAGCTGGATGAGATTATGGCGAAGTTGGCAGGGGCGATGGAGGCAAACAAAGCGCGGTTTGACCAGTTGGATATTGAGGTTCAGAAGATGAGCAAGGTGCCAACGGCAGAGCCACGCAAGCGCACCAGCGATGCGATTGTTGAGAACATCAAGTTGTCGCGCAACACGAATTTTGAAGCATTAACACAAAACCTAAAAAACCTAAAATAAAAAACTATGAGCTTTTCACTTGGAGGATTAACATCCTACGTTGAGCAACAGCGATTGCCGTTGCTGACCAAAGCCGTCTTCGATGCGAAGACGCAGTCATTAATGCAGAAGCGTGTTGGCGTTAAGTATGAGGAAGCCCTCAACTTGATGGACACCGATGCAGTATTCCAAGCCGCATCCACCTGTGCGTGGAATGCGTCAGGAACAACCACGTTCAGCCAGCGTAACATCAGCGTTGCGCGGGTGAAGGTGCAGGAGGAGTTGTGTCCTCGCTCACTCGAAACAGCTTGGCTGGCATCGCAGCTAACGCAAGGCAGCAACTACGAAGGCGTGCCTTTCGAGCAGGCTTTCGCAACGCAGAAGGCTAAGCGCATCGCCGAAGGCATTGAGCGCGCTATCTGGCAGTCAGTGCCATCGGTTGCCGCTGCCAGTGCTTCCGTATCAGGAACATCAGGCTGGGCAGTTGGTGCAACGTCGCCATCAGGTGACGCGCAGTTGAACCGCACAGGTGGTGGTGGATTATTGTGGCTCACTCGCTACGGTGCAGGTGCTTCCAGCGTTGTGACCGCACAGCTTGGCGCTAACTTCAGCGACTCAACGATTGTCAGCGGCTTTGAAACAGCCTACAACAACCTGCCCACTCGCGTCATCAGCAACAACGACTTGGTCGCTTTCTGCGGCTGGGACTTGTATCGTATGCTCGTGCATAAGTTGGTGACTGTCAACTTGTATCAGGGTGACCTCGGTCAAGTTGCAGGCGGTGAGATGTTCTACCCCGGCACGAATATGAAGGTCGTTGCGGTGAACGGACTGAACAACACGCAGCGCATTTTTGCTGGATCGCTTTCAAATCTTTTCTACGGCACGGACTTACTCTCCGACGAAGATCAATTCCGTATTTGGGCATCTTACGACAACGACAGTGTTAGATTCCAAGCTGCGTACAAGTACGGCGTGCAGATTGCCTTCCCTGCTGACATCAGCTTGGTCTTGGGCAACAACGCCACGACTCCAGCGCTGAAGACCGCGTAAGTTAGTGGGGAGGGGCAACCCTCCCCGCTTCTTTTCTTTTGTCAATAACTAAACGAAATAGATATGCCTTGCGCTCTAACAACTGGATATAAATTAGGATGCCGCGACAATGTGGGCGGCATCACGGAGATTAGGCTTGCGCCATTCACGGCGGTTACAAGTATAGTCACTAACGCGTCGTCGCAGGTGACGGCGATAACTGGAAGCGTTGGCAGCGGCACAACAGGTGCAGGCGTCAGCGGCTTCTACAAATACGAACTACCGAAAGGTGTCGGCCAGTTCACGGAAACGATAAACGCATCTACCGAGAACGGCACGGTATTCTATCAGCAGGAGGCTACGCTTGTTATCAACAAGCTTCAGCAGGCAGTGCGCAACGAGTTGAGGCTGGTCACTACTGCGCGCATGATGGCTATCGTCAAAGATAGAAATGGCAAGTATTGGCTACTTGGCAAGAACAACGGCATCGAAGTAAGTGCTGGAACGTCGCAGACAGGTACGGCGATGGGTGACCGCAACGGCTATGAGTTAACGCTGACAGGCATGGAAGAAGAGCCATGCGTTGAGGTTACGGCTGCCGCTGCAAATGCTGTCACCTCATCGACGCAAACGCTGGAAGGATAGCGTATATTAGCATCAGTTTTGGTTGGTTGGTGAACCCTGCGTATGGTGGCGCAGGGTTCTTTTTTTTGGGCTAACTTTGTTCTATGCGTGTATGTATCGTCTACAATCAGCATCCCACCGGGTGCAGCTACTACCGCTTGGAGATGCCAAGCAGCCGGGTGCATGAGATGTTCGGCAGCGAGGCCGAGTTCGTGAGCATCGCGGACGTGCGCACGATGAGCGACGAAGAACTGCGGACGATTGACCTGTTTCTATACAACCGCACTTGGATTGCAGGGCCTATTGAGGCTGTCAAGCCTGTCGCCGACATCCTGCGTCAGTACGGCGCGAAGATCATTCTTGACATGGACGACTATTGGCACTTGGGGACTGGACACAGTTTTTATAAGCACTACCACGACACCAACATGTCTGCGATCGTCGCTGAACACGTCAAACTTGCGGATGCGGTCATCACGACCACGACGTACCTCCGGGATGAGATTGTCAAGCTGAATAAAAACGTGACGATCTGCGAAAACGTGCCGCATCTGTTATACGACCAATTTAAGCCGCAACCTACTACGAGCGAGCGACTGCGCTTCGGCTACTTTGGTGCTGCGCAGCATACGGAGGACGTGGCCTTGCTGGATCTGCCACTGTCGCGCCTCTGCGATGACCTTTCGCTGGAAGGGCGATATATGCTGTACTTAGCCGGGTGGAATGAAGGAAACCCGATATATCAGCAATATGAGCAGGTCTTTAGCAACAAGGGCAAGAACAACAACTACGGACGCATACAGGCGGCGGACATATACAGCTACGTTGGAGGCTACAACTTCGTGGATGTTGCCCTTGCGCCGCTGCGTGACAATAAGTTCAACAGGCTTAAGTCTGAGTTGAAGGTGACGGAAGCCGCGTGGATGAACAAGGCAATCATCGCCAGCAACGTCTGCATGTATGCCGACTGCATCACCGACGGCTGGGATGGCGTACTGGTCGACGAGAAGCAGCCGAAGAAGTGGTATAAGTCGATGAAGGCAATGATCAACGAGCCAGCGATGGTGCGCGAGATGGCAGACAGGCTGACTGCCAAGATGCAGAAGAGGTTGGATATTGACGAGATCACGCGGCGCAGGTTCAATTTGTACAAAAACGTCGCAAGGGATATTTCAATAAAAGAACTTCATGCTATACCTGAAAGCCAGCCAAAGCAACACGATAGCGGTGACGTGGACGGAGCGGGCGAACAGTGCGACGGTCTACCGGTTACGGCTGACGAACTTGGCGACGCTGGAAGCCACTGACATCTACCTGAACGCCGTTGACAATCTAAGCAGCTACGAAAGCCGCTACGACAAATTCGCGTTTACGTTGGGCGCGTTGACCAAAGGGCAGTATCGTTATGAGGTGACCGAGAACCCAGCAACCTACGCCGCTGGCGACATTGTGCAGGGCGGCTTATACACGTTTTCCGACAGCGGCTATGCATACATCACCGCCGCAACGGATCAGTCGACCAGCGCGCCGTGGGGGTGTCAAGGGACGCTGATACTTGAAGGGGCAACACCCGAAGCGATTGGGCAAGGTGTAATCAATACGCCCACGATTGTAGCAACCTGCGCAACTGCAGGCATTGCCGCAAGGCTGGCAGATCAACTGGTGCTGAACGGCTTTAGCGACTGGTTTCTGCCGTCGCTGGAGGAGTTAGGGATGATGTGGACGGAGTTAGCCAGCGATGGACTTGGCAGCTTCGCAAACCACATCTACTGGTCTTCGACACAGGCATCAGCGACGCAGGCGTATACGGTTGACATGAACAACGGCAACCAAGGCACGCACAGCAAGGGCAACACCTCCAACCGCTACACGCGTGCTATGCGTCGATTCCTCTTGCCAGTCACGCCGCCAAGGGTTATTGAAACAGGCCTTGCTATGATTGAGATGACCGAAGGCAGTTTCACCAGTACCACAAACACGATCGACTACGTTACTTATGACTAAACTGAATTTTAGCTTCATCCCACAGGCGGACTATCGCTACCCTTTGATGTTACAGTCAAAGGCCAACGACCTGTACACGTTTGGGGAGATGAACGACTACCCATACTACCTGCTCGACATCTACAAGAAAAGCGCGAAGCACAACGCCATTATCAACGGCAAGTGCAACTACATCGCCGGCAAAGGCTGGGCAGTAGATGCGGATAAGACCACCGTGGCGCAGCAGGCCAAGGCGGAGGCGTTTATGGCTGACGTGAATGAAGATGACGACCTGAACGACTTGACGCAGAAATTCGTCCTTGACCTTGAGCTATTCAACGGCTTCGCACTGGCGGTGACGTGGAACAGGGGCGGCGGCATCGCCTTCATCGAACACGTGCCATTTGAAAAGGTGCGCGTGTCGCTGGATGATACGATGTTTCTGATTGCTGACTGGTACGATGAGCGGATGATCCGCCAGTACCCGAAGGGCGCGGAAGTTGAGCGGATGCCCAAGTTCGATCCTAATAACCGCGTCGGCAAGCAGCTGTTTTACTACCGCCACTACGCAGCAGGTGTCAAGCACTACCCGCTGCCAAACTACCAAGGCGCGCTGGCGTACATTGAGTGCGATGTTGAGATCGCCAAGTTTCATATCAGCAACATCCGCAACCAGTTCTGGGGAGGGCAGATGATTAACTTCGCCGATGGCATCCCGACGGATGAGGAGAAGCAAGAGATTGAGAGGCAAATGCGTAATAAGTTCAGCGGCGCAAACAACGCAGGGCGCTTCGTGCTGACGTTCAGCACCGGAAAGGAAAACGCGCCGAGCATACAGTCGCTGACACCAAGCGACCTTGATAAGCAGTTCGACCTGCTTAACAAACAGATACAGGAAGAAATCTTCGTCGCGCACAACGTCACCTCGCCGATGCTGTTCGGCATCAGAACCGAGGGGCAGCTTGGAGGCCGCAAGGAGCTGGCAGAGGCGTTTGAGCTGTTCAAGAACACCTACATCATGAACCGCGTTTTGATCGTCGAGCGCATGATCAACTACCTAACGTCCTTCAACGGCTACGAGTGTCTGTATTTGCAGCCTTTTGATCCAATCACCGAGCAGCTTTCAGAGCAGGCGCTGATGCAGATTTTGACGCAGGATGAACTACGCGAAAAGGCAGGATATGAGCCGCTTTCAGAGGCTACTGGCACGCCAACACCCGACGCAGGGGAAGTGGCCGTAGAAGCCAGCGCAGGCGTCAACGAGGCTATCAAGACGCTTTCAGGAAGGCAGTATCAAAACCTGATGCGCATTGTTCGCCACTACTCGCAGGGCAAGGTCACGCTCGAACAGGCGCGCACGATGCTGACGGCTGGCTTTGGCCTCAACCCGGAACAGGTTGACCAGCTACTGGGCGTAAAGGAGCAGGCGTTCAGCGATGAAGCTGATGAGTTGGAGTTTCTTGCGCAAGTCGGCCAGCAGTTCGGCGAGGCGCGTGAAAGCTTTGAGGTGCTGCAAGAGCGCGAATTGGACTTCAACGAATACGGCGAGGCGGAGTTCTTCATGCAGTTTGCAATTTCCGATGAAGACAAGGCGCTGGATGACAAAATCGTAAAATATAGGCGCAAACGCGAGGATGCAACGGTTGAAGAGATGGCCAAGGAGTTCGGGGTGAGCAAGGCGCGAATCCGCAAGCGGATTCAATACCTGTTGCAAGTCAACAAGTACCCATTGAAGCGCGGTATCGGTGAGGCGACCAAAGAGGAAAAAGTGCCAGAGCCTATCGTCGAAGTGCGCTATCGCTACGACTGGAGGCCTGAATATCGTGGGTTGAGCAAGGCAGAAGGCTACGACAAAAGCCGCAATTCTGCCAAGTCATGATGGACTTGAGCAGCGCACGCCTGTACACACGCGATGACATTAACCAGCTGACGGCGCTCATGGGGTATAGTGTCTGGGAGCGGAGAGGCGGATGGCTGACGCTTGAAGATGGCAGGCACCGGCCAAGCTGTCGGCATATGTGGGTGCAGCAGTTGGTGATCAAAAAAGGTACACAAGTTGAAAGAATCGTCGAATGAGCAAGGCACTATTCATATCCGAAAATACGCTGATCGAAAATTCGGTCATTAGCGAAAACGTAAGCTACACGCAGCTACGTCCAACCATTGTAAAGGTGCAGGAGATGCACATTCAGCCAGCGGTTGGATCGGCGCTATACGCTGAACTCGTGACGCAGGTCATTGCTGGCACTTTATCGGCTAACAACACCACGCTGATGCAGACCTACATTCAGCCAGCGATCATCCAGTGGATGTACTTTGAACTTCCAATGGTGCTGGCGTTCAAATTTATGAACAAGGGCATGGATCGGCGCAGCAGCACGGAGTCGACGGCAATGAGCGAGCGTGAGATGACGCGCATTATGGACAAAAGCCGCGACGATGCGGAGTGGTACACTGAAAGGATCACACGCTACTTGCAGGAGAACCACACGCTATTTCCGCTGTTCGACAATCCGCCAGTCGCTATTGACACGATCTATCCAGCCAATAGCGCGTACCAGACTGGCATGGTGCTTGGTCGCAGGGGCAGGTATCGCGATCCGCTTGACTATCCGGAAAACCGACGCAACTACTTTTGATGGCGCACAGCAAGAACGTAAACAAACTAAAGCAATTTTATGAGCAGTTGGGTGACAATCAAAAACGACCTGATAGCCTTCGCACAGTCGCACCTTCAGCTGAACGCGGTGGGGTTCGGCGATCCGCTGGCGATCGGCACGGACAACACGATAAACC